AAGTCGGTCCATCAACCTCATTCGGCTGTAGGTTCAACTCCGCAAGGAGATGGACAGAAGGTGCGTGGGGATGGAGTTTGTTCCGTTATCTCTCGGTAACACCGGGAGGAACGGGTACGACTAAATCCCTGTGGACCCAAATGACTGAGGTGGCGGAGGCCGCTCCAATCGCAAGAGGGATGACGTTGTCGTCCGCGGTATTGGAGAGAGTTAGAAAAGGAATAAAGGTTTTCAAAGCAGACAAGGAAACAGTCTCCCACAAGGAGATTGCTCTAAGAAAGCGGAGAGAATACCCAAACGGATCTAATTGTAACGGTCGGCTATCTGTAAAGATAGAACCCGCGGGCAAAGCCCGGGTTTTCGCCATGGTGGATTATTGGACGCAAGTTGCCTTGAAACCGCTGCATGAGTGGATCTTTTCCGTATTACGGGAGATCCCTCAAGATGGGACTTTCAATCAGCTTAAGCCCGTGAAAAGGCTTTTGAAGCTTGTTAAGTCTGATCAGAAGATTTATTCTTTTGACCTGAGTGCGGCGACGGATAGGTTACCCGTCCTTATTCAGGGACTGTTATTGTTACAGTTCTTTGGGCGCCATTTTGCTGCTACTTGGAAAGCATTGCTTTGTAACCGAAACTACTACCTTGGGTCGTCGACCTGTAGGGCAGCGGGACTAGGAAGCAAAGGAAAGAACCTTAGGTATGCCGTAGGCCAACCGATGGGAGCCTTTTCAAGTTGGGCGATGCTAGCTTTGACGCATCATGCTATGGTGCAATTCGCAGCGTATCGCGCGGGAGAAGCGAAGTGGTTCGACCGATATGCGGTCTTAGGTGATGACATAGTTATTGCCGACGACCGAGTCGCCTTAGAGTACAGAAAGTTCTGTAAATTAGTCGGATTGGAGATAGGGATTGCGAAATCCCTAGAGGCTAGAGGTAAAACTCTTGAATTCGCTAAGAAGTTCTTCTTCCAAGGAGAACTTGTTTCCGGATTACCGGTAAAGTTCTGGGCTGCGGCTCAGCATTCTGCCGGTGTCGCTCATGCCTTATCGGCATGGTACCCAACTGGCTCATTAGCGAACTTTGTTCGTGCTCTAGGGGTCGGTTTCAAGGGCGCTAGTAGGGTTGATGCTCCATGGGACGCTGTCCCGCGGAGACTGAAAGTCTTATTGGTTCTCTTGACTCAGCCAGCAACCGAAGGCCGCTTTGCGATGCCGACATGGCTTGATTGGCTCATGTCGCGTTCAGCGATCTCGAAAGTAGACTTAAATGATCAGCTAACGAGATTAATCAGTTTCAATAGTTGGGCCACCGGCCTGATTACTGAAGTCCTGACTCCTGCAAGGGACCGCGTCGATTCGATGCAGTCGGATATCTTCTTCGCTGAAGAGGGATCCTGGGATCCTTGTGGGAGACTGATCGATGCAGCTTGCAACCAAGCAGCTGCTTCGGCGCAAAAGTCTATTGACCTTGCTGAGGAATCCATGAAACACTTGCAGCGGTTGAATCTCCGATTCAACCCAGTCCAGACGAGTGCTATTTTTGCACAAGTCGTAAGATCGGCTGAGAAAGTAGACTTGATCAGTCCTTCTGCTGCTCGAGCTTTGAAACGCCCAAAAGAAGTAGACGTCGTAAAAGTGTTGGAATTCTTCCGACTCTGGAACCGACTTCGAGCTCGGATGGGTGTTACTTAGAAGACCTGAGTACCTCTCGACGAGAGGGAGGGGGGCACTGGTTTCATCGAATGATCTGAACCATCGTCAAAGGGAGCCTAGTCAGCTCCCTGCGACGTAGAGGCTGCCTACCGCAAGTACCTGTCCTCGGTCCTCGGACCGGGTGGCAAGGACTGCAAATAGTTGAGTGCACCTCTAAGCACCACAGTTTTCGGAAATAGGTCGAAAGACCGGGGTCCGAATCCTAGCTTCCTG